AAATTAAATTATGTGCAAACAGAAAGCAAAAGAGAAAACTGCATAACAAGGGGAATAACAAAAGAAAAATGAATGGACAACCACTAAAAAGATTTATAGCAAAGCAAAAGGTCCGAAAAAGAAAGGTGTCCGAATCGGACACAATGAAATAATGCACTACTGGTGGGAACCAGTTGCAATATACCACAAGCAACTATTAACAAACGCATAAGAAACAAAAAGTCATGTATAAGCCATGAGATCTATTAGCCTACTGCCGGGAAAAGGCAGCAGGCGGAAAGGAGAACAGACAGCTTAGTTCTTTACCTGATTAAGATTCTTTTAGTAACTATTAACAACGAGCCAATCACAAACATATTTTTTCAGATTCTATTATGATGTAACTTTTAACGATATACCAGATTTAGTTTTTACAATTATTTTTTTAATACAAAACCTAAAAAGAAAGAATCACAATGAATTATATGATCAGGCAAAAAGAAACAGAACAGTGATCACGAATAATACATTGGTTCAGGCAAAGAACTAAGCTGTCTGAAACGAAACTATGCAATACACAGAAGATTTTAAACGAGGAATCGTAAGAACATTATTAGCGTCAGGGATGACAAGGAAGGAATTTGCCGCGAAAACAAAAATAACAGTACAAGCGTTAAGAAAATGGGTAAAACAATACAAAGACGAAGAAATAAAAAATGTAGATCATAACAATCGCAGCAAATACAGCGAAGAATACAAAAAAAGTATTGTATCGAAAATGCTGTTTGATGGGATCACATATGAAACAATGTCAAAGAAAACAGGAATCAGTAGTCAATTACTAGAGTATTGGGACAACAAATATCGATATATATTGATCGATGAATTTGAAAAAAGGATGGCAAATAGAAGGAAAAAGAAAGTTAAGAAAGAAGCAAGATGGCATAGATACGGAGCAGGTGCTGGAAGGTATGAATAGGAGAAGAAAATGAAGATAAACGAATATATAAAAGCGTTTTATGAAAAAAATGATGATATCCGTTCGCTACCATGGATTATATGCAAAGATGGATTCAGGATGAGCGTACAAGTTGGCCGTGGAATGAATAGCATCCCAAAGCATATTATTAGCGACGAAGAATGGGAAAACGGAAAAAGATATGTATGTGTAGAATGCGGAGTGCTAAATGCAGAGGAAGAAGCTCTAAAACCATATGCAGAAGATTCGGAAAATTTATTGGAAACAATATATGCATACGTACCAGCAAACCTGGTTGATGTAATTATAAAAATACATGGAGGAATGATGAATGAGGAGGTAGAAAATAATGGCAACAATTAGAAACAGACTAGGAAAAATCAATATGTTTACACAAGGGCGAGATTTTGACATACCTAAATACCTTGCAGAAAAAGGATTGGATGTAAATGTAGAATATGTGCCAAACGGAATGGATAACGGAATGCTAGCAATTGAAGTATTCGAAACAAAAGAAATAAAAAAAGAAAATGATAACGAAAAAAGAATGGAAAGAAAATGGTAGAGCTTATTATTGGAATAATTATCGGGATGATATTAGGTGCAACAGCGATGTCACTTTGCGCAGCAGCAAAAGAGAGGGATAAACGATGACAAAGGAATTACAAAATACTAAAAAACTTACAGAGGATACAAAAGAAGAACACGAGAAAAGCAAAACGATAACTGACATACTAGAAGAAATAAAGCAGGAGATGTGCGATGAATATTGCAAATATCCAACGCTTGTAGATGACAGAGAAGATTTATTTGCGGATGACAGTCCTTGTATGAAGTGCCCGTTAACTAGATTATAGGAGAAAATGATAATTGAAAGAGATAATTGAAAGAGACGAAGAAAAAAATACATGTTTGGTTGTACGATGTGAAAATTGCGGAAGATTGCATGTATATAAAAGAGAAAGAAAAGATGGAGAAGGATGTTTGTGTTGCGGTGGCGGACCAATGCGAATGTTGGGGAATGCAATCGTACATGAAAACAAGACATCAGATGTGAAAGTTAGGGTATCTGTAGAGCGTGAAGAACTAGATAAGCTTATAAAGGATATGGATAGAGTTAATTGGTTGGCAAATGAGACATATGAGAAGATAAGAAAAATGAGCAAAATTAAAATTGAATGTTAGGAGACGAAATGAACGACTTATTAATTAAAGCACTTATTACAGTAATGATAATAGATGCAGGAATGCATTTTTATTATGATTACAAAAAGAATACATACCAAAGCCTAAAGTTTTTAATATTAACGGTATTAATGGCAGTTTCGGTTGGAGCAGCATTAACAAAACAAGAAACAGATAATGTGCAGCAACGAATGAAAATAATAGAACAAAAAATAGAAATGCAAGAAGAAGGAAAGGAGCCAGAAGAGGATGGAACAATTCATGAAATGCACGTGCATGGTGATGCTGATAATAGACATAATAAAGGACATAAAGAGCAAATTAAAGTATATAAAGAAAGAGGAATAAATGTTAATGACGATAGGGCTAGAGATGAGAAAAGATGTGTTGGAATGCTTTTTAAAACATGGAATATGGGTGGAAATCACTTTGTTTGGTGGAATTGAGGTGGAAGGATATCTGCGAAAAGCAAGTGCAGAAGAATTAAAAGATTATAAACGCTATTATTTGGCATTCGAAGAATGTGAAAAATATTATTATGTAACATATAAAAAAAGTGGAAAACCAGATAAAGAGTTATATTTTGACGAAAGAAGTGTACTGAGTATAACTTGGGCAGGAAAACCATTCGAGAAAATCATAGATGGAGAAAAAAGATGGGATATAGAGATTGTCCGTGCTTGAAATGCGACCACGGCGGAGAAAGAGAAAAGAGAATTGAATGCAGGAGAAAATGCACAGAATTTGTTGCTTGGAAACTAAGCATGCAGGCGGTAAGACAAAAGAAGAAAGAAGACAAGAATAAATTTTATTCGGAAACGAAACTAAAATGCTACAGAAGAAAAGCGATGAAACAAAAAACTGGACGGAAAAGGTAGCAGATCGTCGACTGGAGGAGATAGGATGCAGAATATAAGACCGGTATCAGAAAAGAAATGGGACATAAGCAATCACGCGTTTTATCAAGCATATCATTTTGCAATGAGATACAAAGAATTTAAGGACATTCTTAGATACAAAACAAATACTGTAGGAAGTCCTAAGTTTGGAGATACGACAGGATCTGGAGTAACAAAGAGTGCAACAGAGGAATTGGCAATCAAAAGAGCATGGGCAAAGAAGAACTACAAGATGATAGAAGAGTCAGCGAAGAAAGCAGATCAGCAACTGTACAAGTACATACTCAAAGCAGTAACAGAAGAAGGGATAACATACAAGTACCTGAAAACGGTGATGAATATACCAGCTGGAAGGAACTACTTCTACGAAAAGAGGAGAAAGTTCTACTACATCTTATCAAAGAAATTAGACAATTAAGAAGGGAGAAGAATATGAACGAAGATATGAAGATTGGAGCTAAAATTGCTCTAGAAGGAGTAAAAGAAGAATTAATAAAAGTAAGAGCAGAATTGAAAAGAAAGGGGTATGACAATAGAAGAGGATTTACGACAATCGAAGCATATATAGACGATTCGATAAAAGAATTAAAATGAAAAGAAATGTAAAATAAAGAAAATAAAGGGAAGAAAGGGACTCACATACAATTCAGAGTGTTATTATAGTAGCATGAATTAAAAAGGGAACGAGAATGTAAGCCATACAGCAGCAGATCTTGTTTCTTTTTTTATTATGGACATCTAGCTCAGTAGGTAAGAGCAGTCGGCTCATAACCGATCGGTCCGGGGTTCGAGTCCCTGGATGTCCAGTAAAAGGAAGTGATGCAATGCCAATTTACAAGCGATGCAGCAAATGTGGAAAAAGAATTCCATCCGGTACAACATGTGAATGTATTAAGCAGATCAGACGGCAGCAGAAGAAGGAACGAGATAAAGACTATGATCAGCACCGAAGGAATAAGACAAATGCTGCATTCTATAAGACAAAAGCTTGGGTACTGACAAAGGAAGATGTACTCGCGCATTACATGTACATAGATCTCTATGCATACTATCACGATGGCAAGTTCGTACCAGCAACAATGGTTCATCATATCATTCCAGTTTCAAAGGACTATACGAAGCGATTGGACAGAGACAACCTGATACCATTAAGCGACAAGAGACACGGCATAGTACATAAGCAGATGAAAGAAGGAAGAGAAGAAGAGATCATCCAACTGCTTCTTGAGTACAAAGAGAAATGGAAGAAAAAGGAAAATTCAGAGGTGGGAGGGGTGGTCAAATTGTTTTGAGCGTTTCTATAGACCGCACGCCCTAGATTTCTTTTCGCAAAATTCTAAATATAAAATCTGAAAAATGGAAGGAGTGAGAAAATGCCACGGAAACGAAAACCGTTTGCAACACAAAAAGGGAATCTGACAGTTGCACAACAGGAAGACAAAAAACTGGAAGAACGACTTGTGCAGACAGGCAAGGAAACCCTAGCAAAACCGCCAACTTGGCTGATTGATGCGAAAGCAAAAAATGAGTTTAAACGACTTGTAAAAGAGTTTGAAAAAATGGAAATTGACGTGATTGGCAACCTGGATGTGAACAATCTTGGATGCTATTGTAATGCATTTTCTTACTATATTTCGGTGACAAAACAGCTCAAAAATGAGGATAAAGTGATCAAAAAACCGACTCAAAACGGCGAAATTTTGGTTAAAAATCCGTTGTGTGATCTGCAAAAAATGTATTCAGAGGAGATGCGTAAGTTTGCTTCAATGTGCGGACTTACAATAGATTCAAGGCTGAAAGCAGCGACAATTGCAAGAGAGGGAATTGATAGTGAGATTAATGATGAATTTGGTGACATATGACAGTCAAGAACAGGCTGATCAGGTATGCAACCGACTGCATTAGTGGAAAAATAATCTCTTGCAAGAAGCACAAACAGGCATGCACAAGATTTTTGAGAGATGTGAAAAGGGAAGAAAGTGGAGAAGCCTTTTTTTACTGGGACGACCAGGAAGCACAAAAGATAATCAAATGGTTCGGTTTTCTGAGACATTCAAAGGG